AAGGCTTTTACATAAAACGGCTAATTAACTAAATTAGCCTCGGTAAACATCTTCCAACGTTTACCGAACTCGTGGCTTACGCCACAAGCGGCTATGCGTTCGTCCCAACCAGGACAAACACGTCGCCTTAGCACGGAAATTGGAGTTGAAGTTCTTAAGCCCAATTTACCGGCCCGAAGCCATCCAGCTAAAAGACAGAAGAGAACAGCGTCCGGATTGTATTCAAAATCAGGTAGTATTCTCCTGATCTTGATGACATCCTTACGTTGCACCTCCACATCCAGATCGACAGAAGGAATACGAACACGTCTGCTACGGTTAACACGAGCAGTATAACGAACAGCTTGTGTAATATCGTAGCGGGGGTTTCGTAGTAGAATGAATGGTACTTTAATGCCCGCATCGTCTGCTTCATCGTACGGAATGCAAATAAATTTACAATCACGACGAAGATAGCCGACAGTGCGTGCAAGAAGTATACCATGAAAACTACTCCATCTGTTCAATCGGTTGATAGCTGAATAGATATCAGCCTCGGAGTTTAAGGTTTTAAGATAAACCCCGCGGACATTGTGGCCTCTGATAAAATCAGAACCACATGACTCTCGAAAAGATCCTTCATTGAAGGATTTATCACGGTTAACAGCAAATCCGAGGATTTCAAGACAGTTAACCACCGAGTCGTAAACTCGACGGTCGACTATAATGTCATCCCCGAATACGGCGAAATTGCCGGCTGCGCGCGCTCGAGGCTTCTGGAGTTTTAGTCCAGAGATCCTGTACGCGGCCGTAACTAAGGCGGAAAATATCATTGTCTGAAGAGGGAAAGTAAATCCGTTCCCCATAGATGATATCATATGCAGTTCAATTTCCTTACCACCTGGAAGGGTGGTCCTCGGAGATCTACACCGCATCAGCCATTCAAAAGGCTGACGAGGTAAGATCTGACGAAGTAGAGAGATTGAGATAGAGTCAGAAGCTGAGGAGAGATCAATAGTACCGAACTCTCCGGTTTCTGAACCTATTCGAGCTAAGGCGGCGTTCTTTCCAGGCTGGTCTGAGAGGTTGATACAGAACACCTCTTTTAACCGCTTAGTAATTACGTCGCCAATACCTTTCTGAAAGAACATGTTCAGAATTGGCTCGGTGCATATTGTCCGACTTATAAGTCGAGACTTCGGGACAAACGTAAGACGGTTGCCTCGTACTATCTCAATTCCCATGCTACTAGAGCGAGAAACTTCAATGTCGCTCCAAAGTTGGTCGTTAGAGATAGCTTGCCTGAATAATAAAGGCAGAACTTCATTTGTATGACACATGGTCGAATTCGCGTACTTCGTATAGAAGTCCGTTGAAGAACAACCAATGTTGGAACCATTTCCTAGACCAAAGTGTGTAGCAATATCACTAAGGTTAAGGAGAAGAGGTTCTCTGTTCGATGACCCTGTTTCATCTTCCCAATGTGCCGGGAAGAAGAAATCATCAATGATAGCTTTCATCTCATTAATGATTAAGTCATCTTGCAGTCGACGCGGAGTAACATCACCAAAAGTCCGGCAACGTTCATTACACTCTAAAAAGAGTGCTAGAGCTAGATTGTCACGAAGATCGTCAGACTCGTCATTGTGGAACTTCTTTAGCAATGACTTATCCAACGAATTCATAGCAATCTGCTTATTGGATAATTCCGGAGCATCAGAATTAAGCCAACCCGCGTCATACAAATCAAGACGAAGCATAGAGTGCAGCCTCTCAGCACTAGCGCGCATGATCGATCACTCCTGTTCAACGAAACTGATATGGGAAGCAAAAGGAAAGCTGCTCCTACAGATATGACTAGATTCAAGATTAAAAATTGAGGCTAGTCAAATCATAAGGCTAGAATCGATAAAAAGTCTAGCTCTTTCTAGGTTTTCTCATTGATAGAGGATTATATTCCCTTTTCATTGAGACCGTGCCTTTCACATAACGGATTCTATCCGCTATGCTATAGCCCGGCAGCGAACCCTTTGCAACCTGTCTCTGGCGAATTTCTTCCAAGACTCTATCGATTTCTCGTGCAAGGTTTTCCGTGCACAATAATCTCGAATAGACTTGAGGGATCTTCATCAGAGTATTCCGCTAACACCGAGGTCGCCTAAACCAGCAGATTGCTGACTTAAAGCACCGATGTGTGCAGAATACGCGGCACGAATGTTGCCGGGGTCCGCAAGATCAGACCCTGCTGGAATCTCCACAGTTGTGGTGATCAGCATAGTTTGATATGCCTGCCCGGCGAGGGGAAGTACTCCCTTTCTCGTGTTCGTCTTATAGACGTTTCGAAGAACATTGTTGATCACACCAGTTACAGGGTTTGCTTTCCCCAACTGCCGAAAGACAGCCGGACGGAAGCTCGCTACTGTAAAAGGTGCAGCCACGGAGTGGACGATTACGCCCGCCTGAGTACCACCTAAAGCCGTTACAGCAAATTGCTTCCCGTTAGGATTGGGAGGCGTATCTGCTACATGGGTATAGGTGGGAGAGGTGAAGCCCGTCTGCGCAGCCCCAGTTATGGGGCTAGTAAGAGCAAAAGTCATACAATGACCTTAATTTTCTGGGGAGCTTTTAGATTCATCATCTAAAACGCTTTTGCCCAAAGAAGGTTTGCGGGTGTATACCGGTATGAACAGAGGCCAAGAGAGCCGTCATATTCGCCCACTGAGCAGGAAACCCTGGAACTTCCAGGGTTATTGCTGGGTAGGGAATAGCGACGTTCGCCTGTCTCTGAACGTGCCGATTTACGTGTTTGGAGGCAAGCTGGAAACCTCCACTGTCGACATACTTTGGGTAGTTCAAGTCAGTTTGGGCAGAATCAATCCTTAGAGCAGACTCAACGGATCGAGTCCTCACAGAGGTACTGTTCGCCCAAGCGATTGTACTACGAAAAGCACAGCCGGCGGTGATTACGTCTCCGATATTGGAGAAGTAGTCTATCAGGAACGACCATGGGAGTAATTCCCAAGCAGTGGGTACCCACTCTAAGGCGTCAAAACCGAAGAGTGTGAGCACACTGGGTAAGGTCGTATCAGTTGTCCTTACAACTTTACCCTTGTAGATGACGATATACTTCTCGATAGCACGACAATCAAGTCGCGCACCGATAGAAGAATTACCGGGCATCGGCACGGGTTTATTGTAAAGGCATCGAGCTGGAACCAGATATTCAACGATACCATAAGCGCGAACAGGGACTTTATGTCTCTGATTCAATAAAGCTTTATAGGCTTTATATGCGCTATTGACATCATTGATTAAAGGGGACCAGCCAAACGCATACTCCAACCACGCCCCACCTAACATTGATTTCCATGACTTTGGATTTCTTGCCTTCAAAAAGCGAGCTTTATGAAGCCAAGGATCTATTGCCACGTTCCTCAATGATTCGGCGGGATGCCTGATCATATGCAGCGACTGACGAAGCTCGCCAAGAAAAGTTGGAGTAGAAAATCCAACCTGAACTTGACGTACCTTCTTCAGAAACTGTATAGCAGCTTGATTACGGGCTTTCGTATCAGTACCAGTTAAGCTCCAGTCAGGCAAGGTTGGACCCCCTGCGGTAACTAGATCACCAACTATATAAGTTCTATATATTGTCTGGTCTAGAGAGTCATTGGGATTCTTAAAAAGAACCCAATAAGTACCATGCTCACTCCAATAGGAGTCAATGTCGCCAGTCATATCGGTCGTAGCATTCTGGTCATTCTGGATCTGAGTCAGGTAGTTTGGATTGCTCGAGCCAACCCTAGTCCTTAACATTTTGGTGGTTGTTCCACCTTGTGTATAGACTGGATTAGCAAGAGGTCTCCATGCCTGCCAGCGCCGGGATACCCAGATACTTCGATCTTTAGTGAATTGCGGCATGGTTTGAGCAATGTACGAAAGCGGAGATAGTAGTCCTTAGGCGTGAAAAACGCCATCAGGAGGCCCCCGAAGGGGGG